GATAACGTGCATACTATTAAGATTGCGATCTTTGTGACTATCGTAACTACGAGTTTCTACAACATAGCCACCGCTGGCTCTATAGATCTGTAGACGCATACCGTCACTAGAAAGTCTGTCTGCCTCTACGACCTGTAGAGAGTCTTCTTCATAATCATCGCTGTTTATCCAATTGCGAATACGTTGTTTCAGTGTTAGCTTCACTTTCTTTGCCTTTCTTATTCTTCGCTGTTTATTTGCTGAGCCAATAGTAGCGATTGCCTGTCCATAACCACTCATTTAAGTATCTCATCCTTGCCATATTGGTCCCAGTCTGTGAAGCGATCTCTTCCCAGAAGGTCCTGTAGGTTATGGCACCATACCCCAGGATTGGTTGCTGAAAAATCTTTATCGTCGATCTTTAGTGTAGCGTTATAGCCTAGTTGATTAATATAAGGTAATTTTACACTAATTTGCGGAATAAATCTACGCTTTTCGGTAAGACCGCACTCTAGTAATCCTTCCGTTTCGCTGACATCAAAATCTAGGGTACACCAAAACCCATCTTCGGCATCTAGGCAGACATAGATCATATCTTCCCAAGGTCGCCAAGTTTCGGAATCATTGACACCTTGAGTTTTAAAACTTTGATTAGCGCCGAAATAGATATGCTGACATTTGTTATTTCGAGCCAGTTCCATAATAATATACGGATCGTGAACACCTACAACAAACAAAGTTTTCATTCCAAAGGCAGGAGTTCTTTCAATTTCAGTGCCAACAAAGAATATAATATCCTCTTTAACACCAGATTCATAATTTCTTTTCATTACCAAGTGCTTACATCAGTGATATCAACGGTAGTATCGATGTCCTTATCGCTATCGTTGAATAGGTTAAACTTGACAACAACGGCAGGACCAATTCCGCTGCTGTTACTTTCTTCTAAAGTAAACCACTCAACTTCTTTGAAGTGAGCAGCCATTTTAGCAAGTTTTTCAATCTGTCCCCTGTTAAGAGAAAATTGACTGGGTTTATGTTTTTTATCTTTCGTCATCGTAGTCAACAGTTTCGTGATCCTGTTCCCATTGCAATTTAGTAAGTCTAGCAATTTCGTCTTTAAAAAGCAACTTCTGTTTCTTCAATTCAGACAATTTTTGATTATCAAAATTGCCATTTTTCTCTATTTCGGATATTTGATTATCCAATAAACGATGGCTTTCGGTAAGCATTTTTATACGACTTTCATACATATCATACCTCCTCGAAAAAATTATTAAACATTGGATTGGTATACGAATACCTTTTTTTGTGATCTCCAAAAATTTTAGTTTTCTTGTTATGACAATTAGCACATAAAATTTTTAGATTTTCTTTAGAAGAATTTAACTTATCTCCGTCGTGATGGTCAATAGTTAAACTTTCTGTGTGAGGGTCTTTACAGAACCATCCTAGGTAGCCGTGTTTATTTTCACAACCAACAGATCGCATCCATTCGTCAACTTCGAAACGTAGTGCAGTTCTATGGGGTTCGCAAAATGTCTTCCATTTCCAAACAGGACTACCATCTAATTTATTACTTCGTCGATGGTATCCTACTTGATTACAACAATTTGGTAACGCACATTTAGGAGCATGAATTTTAGCTGTTGATTGTGATCGCATTTATTCCACTTTCAATTTGTCAAGTTCTTCGTCTTCTCTCTCATCTGCGTAAGCAGATTTTTCTTCTTCGCCTTCTTCGTTGAAGTGTTGATTAAATGTACTCTTAACACCTCCGCGCAGTCTAGCACCTTCCACTCCGTTTAAGAATCCTAGTGTAGTAGCAGTTTCGATCATTTCGAATGCTGCGGTTTTATCTTTACAGGCAAACAATTCTTCTACAAAGCTGTCAAAGTAAAGAATGTTTCTAGGAACCCAATCACTGATTTCGTCGCTGTAGTCATTGTCTTTGACTTTAGCACGATATGTTCTCCACGGCATTCTAGGTTTATTTTTTAGCTCGATATCCATTAAGTGATTTGCACGTTGTACCGCAACAATATGACAATACACATTATGACTCATCATCAGTGCATAGGCAAATGAATCCCAAGAAGTTTTACCTTCTTTACCGATCTTGTTTAACATTCCTGGTGCATAGTGGCAGATATCAGCGATCGTAAGTCTGCGACCAACTTCGGACTCGAAAGGAAAAGGTATATCGTGCCGTCCGGAAAGACTCTTATTATCCGGGGCTTTATCCATGATAACACTCCAGCGTTTAGGGGTATGTTGGGCGTTAGTGTATACCAATCCGTGAGCTGTTGCGATGAACGGTGATGCACAGTCAAAGGAGATAGTGAAGTTTTCATTGATATGTTTCCTAATTTGTCTCTGAATAGACGTTAAGTAACAACTCCAGTCTAATTGTGCAGTACCCAAGAAGTGCATCCAATCTTTACCTTCTAGCATACCATCGAACTTCATAGTGATAAGACGCTTTAAGGTTACTGGCATTTTGCACATATTGGCACCACCCATAGCCCATCCTTCAGCGGCTTTGTCACCCCATACTGCTTTGTCGCTGAATTCTTTAACACCTTGATACCAAGCTTCTGCAGTTTCCCAATTAGAACCCTGTAAAACATTTAAAAATTTAGTACCACCATTAGCAGAACCAACTCTATTTTCAATAAAGTATTTGTTATTGAATTGTGTCTTCTCAAGACAATCATCAAAGGTTTTTAAACCTGTTTTTTCAGTATGATTTTTATCACAGGCCCAGGTAGGCACGTCTAGCATCATAGACCAGTCTGCAGTAACATCTAACCAAGTTAAGATTTTTTCACGGACTTTGTTAGCAGCAGGGCCTTCGAAGTCTTGCCAGTCGAATTTAATAACACCCTTACCAATCTGGTATCCACCAGAATCTCCTAAGATCATTGTTTTAGAACGATCTCTAGCCTGTATCATTAGTTCTTGATCAAGACTCTTTTCGATATCTAATTGTGCATGACCTGCTGAATACAAAGCATTTTTATAATAAAAATATCCTTGTTCTGGATTAAGAAAGTTCATACCTTCGATACCACGGTCGAATCCTTTGGGAATTCGATCATTAGGTATAAATTCTTCTTTTCGTTGTTTGTCTACATAGGTACTATAGAAAGAACTGATCGCAGGAAGATAAACTGCGTAGTCCTTTTGTAATGGTGTTAAGTCAACTGGTTGTTTGTTCATAATCTCTCGCTAAAATTGCTGTAAGTTCTAATTTTGTTTTTGCCTGTTCTAATTGGTCTAATGCAATACGAACTGCTTCGTTGTTTGATGCGAGCTCGTACCATTGTTTCTCTTGTTCAATTCTTTTCAACGCCCATTCTATGGCTTTCTCTGCATCTGGATTCATACTTACACTAGCCGAAGTTCCCGTCATTGGTCTCCAACTACTGCCGTCATACACTTCCATATTCCTTGTGTCGCCATTAAATCTCAACATACCAGCACTTGGCGCCGACATACTGAAATAGGGATCGTTGTTAGATCCCATGTATGCAGTGATATACTTAGATGCTTGTGTAAAAGAATTAATCATTAAGCTGCCTGTGCAGGGATAATGTATTTGTAAGTAGCAAGTCCGCTATCGAGAGTGATCTGAATAGCACCTTCATTGCTCAAAGCCATTTTAGTGTTATTAACGTCTGCAATTTTTAAGATGCTTAACACAGGTAACACTGGCCATGTCCAACCACGATCTAACTTACCTGCTACGTTCTGTGCAAACACAAACTCACCGCCGTGTGTTGATGCATCACCGAAGATAAACTTCAGGTTACCGCCGTCTGTCTTTGCTAAGAAAGTTGGATGCTCATTGTTAGCACCTGCTTGGAAGTTAAAACGTTGTACCGCAGCCACGCTAGGTTCAATTTCTACATCCCACTTAACACCGCGGAACTTAACAGTCTTCATCTTTTCGTTGATGATTTCCTGATTCATAAAACGATAGTCATTCTTGAAGTCGCCATCTTTGTTTTCAAAGTGGATACCAACAGGAATAGTTTCACCGTTACGTTCTGCAAACGTTACATTAATTTTAGAATCTTCTTTATACTCAGCACCGTCTAACAGATACTTGAGTTTGTTAAGCTGAGGCATACCGAATGTGCCTAACATATCTGGATATGGATTAGCAGTTTCTCCTTCCATGATCACTGAGCGGTCGTCAGCCATAGAAAATACCTGCGTTTTATCTTCTGTGCCTGTGACTTTAACTGTTGTTAAGAAGCCTAGGTTTTGTGTGTGCGACACAATGTCTTGTAAAATATCTTTCATTGAGAATTCTCCTTTATATTAAGATTATATTTAGATCTTGAATGAAAATCAACCTAGAAATCACTCAAAATCAAACAATTTGCTGAATGTGTTATCCGACCTTGTTGAACTGATGTCCCATTCCAAAACACCAATAAGATTTTCTAACTTTTCGTCGATAACTGTATTTTCCATCTCGGCATCGTCAAATGGCAGATCTTTGAACCATTGTGGAAGTCTTAATTCATCTACAGGGTAAGCTACCGATGTATAAGCCATTGGATTATCTTTAATTTTGCAGACGATAACCTTAGCACCGTCAGTGATATGCATACTATATTTGTCATCCATCATTCTTTTGAGCGTATTCCAATTAAGGCTTGCTCTAACATGACCAGGCATATTAGCCTTGCCAGCTTTCTTCTCTTTACTGGCGTATTCTGTAATGTTGTTTGCACGTTTAGGTGATCCTTTCTCCCAACCAGGGCGTGTTTTAAATTCTGTACGAAAATCAGTAATGTATCCTAGTACTTCTTCTTTACTTTGTCCTGTAAGGACTCTTTCTAGAACATTACTTAAGAATTCTTGGATAACAACCGGGGTATCTGAACGTTTGAGATCGAGCCCCATAGCTTTGATCTTCCCTGGTTTGCCGTCAACATCTGTCCGTTTTCCTTCTTTGTCGTAGTAAAGTACTGCGTATCGTTTCTTTGTAATGAATAGTCCTTTGGAAGCAACAATCTCGCGACCTGCTTTAATGACCTCTCCTCGAGATTTTGGGACGTGGAAGGCGTCTTGCATGAATCTAACGAATGTTCCATTAACAGTTTCTCCTATAGTATCATAAAGTTCAACAACAGATTCCTTAGACCAAGGAATCGTATTCTTCTCAATATCCTTCTTCAACGTAGCATACGCTGAGAAGTAACAAGAGTCTGTGTCACCGTATATGATAGATTTTCCAACGTGATCATATTCACCGGTGATAATTTCGTTAACTTTTGATGCCATATGTTTAGCAATGGCTCTACCAGTAAGAGTTGTGGATTGACCGATTCTATTATCAAAGAATCTACAGCCCGGGTTGAGAATAGCACCATACAAGCTGTTCAAGTTAATTTTCTTAACTAGCTGACGCTTATCCCAGTATTCTTCTTCAATTTTGTTTCCTGCGGCAATACATTCTTTAAGTTTAGCCTGCATCTCTTTACGTTCAGCGTACCAACGCTTGAGCAAACCAGGACTAATACCTTCTTTTTCGTAGGTGAAGATAGTTCCATTTGCTGACAGTATCCAAGGCTGATTACTTTCAAATATCAAATCGTAGATCTGAGCAGCACTTAGAGTATCATTTTCTCCGTCTTCCCAGTCGATAGTTATTTCTCTTCCTACCTCACGATTCATTACTGCGGTATATTCTAGTGATCCGAATACGCCTTCCCATGCCGATGCAAATGATTTTCCTTTAGCCATTTCTGCTTCGATATATGCCTTAGTTCCATCTGCACGTAGTTGACCTACGATAGTTTCCGGCCCCATATTCAACGCACGAATCGCTGAAGGATACAGTGAGTTAATGTCCAGGGAACCGATCCATTCGTGAATACCTTTTTTAGGATAGGCAACATATGCCCCTGCTGCTTGGGTATTGACACTTTCGTCACGACCGATACGATTAGGCACAATCATACCACGCTTATGTGCTTCGTTAATAATAGCTTGTTCTGTAACGGCGACCGCACCCATAGTAGTCTGTAATAATACTGTACATTCGTGTGCCAGTGTATTAGCAAGATCCATAAACTTTAACTTCTTATCAAGTTTATCTAGCAATGCACAGTCTTGTCTGTTATATTCGATAAACTTTTTAAAGTCATTGTTATAAAGTTGATCCAATGTACCTTCATAGACAGTCTTGTTCTCGCCTATCTCCATTTCTCCGATGGCATCGAGTCTGTATGTATGGCGTTCTTCATAGGTGTATTTGCGGTACAACTCGAGACTGTCTAGATGAACACGACCAACAAGGTCATAAGTAACAGCAGCCTTTCCGTACTTTTCATATTCTCTCTTTTTTGGGAACTGATTCCATAGACAAAATCTACGAGTATCTTCTTTGCTTAAAACTTTTGTTACTCTATTGACAGTATAAGGAATATCAAAACCTTCGCTGTTCCATCCCGACAATACATCTGCATCTTCAATTAGATCTAGGAATGTGTCTAACATATCTGCTTCGTTATCAAACAGCATAGTGTTAGGAAATTCTTCAACTTGACGTTTTGCCTCTGCCATTGAAATAGTTTTTGGCGGAATTGCCAAACAAACCATAGTGTCCATCCATTGTAAGTGAACAGCGATATCAGTGATAGGCATAAATGCATCTTCTGGTGATGCGTAGCCACGTTCTGGATCAAAGTCCTCCTCAATATCGAACCAGGCTACATTTAGCTTAGGTGCATCCGCATTGAGATAGTTATCTTCTAGGCAGCGATAGATTGGATTTATATCACTTTCGTATAGTTTTTTATTTGAATGGATTGCAAGTTCTTTCCGTAGTTCTTTTATATTCTTACAGGAAACTCGATTCAACGGATCTCCGTGTATAGAAGTAAACTTGCCTTTGGAATCTTTGTAATAAAAAAGGTGTTTGGCAGGATAGTCTTTATAATGCCTATTACCTTTGCTGTCTCGTTCGACGATACGAATAATATCGTCGTTGCGATCATAGAATGCGTCAACGTAACTCAATTTTTCTCCATATGCGACTTAGGGCTCGCAAATACCAAATGTGCGGTTTATGGCCACGCCTACCATCTTTTACAGATTTATTTATAACATACGGATTAATCCGACGGTATCTATGGTTACCAATAACAGGTAGTTAGCCAACATGCCAAACGATTTCCTAGTATGAGCAGCCCAAGCATACATGGCACAGCCAGCGATCCAAATAGGGTACAAAATAAGTAAAGGTGGATTGGGGACAGTGAGCGCCATAGTGATGCTAGCCCATGCGACAATCTCCACCATAAAACGGAACGGGTGACTACGCCAATCATCTCTTATCCATTCTAGTGTAGGTCTAAATAATTCATTAATCATTTAATCCTTCTCAGGTAAATGTTTAGTAACACCTAAGATCATTTCAATTTCATCCCATTCTTCTTCATGAGATTTCCAATTATCTTTGTGTGCAATCTTAATTGCCTTATTGATAATACTGGGTTTTACTTGTAGTTCTTCAGCTACTGCTTTAACTGTTTCTTTAAGACCCTCTTGAAGATCCTCTACTTCTCGTAGAACATTTGAACCTTCATTGATGAGACGTTCTAGTTTAGCTCGTTCTTCAGGACCATACATTTTTGCCATATACTATTCTCCTTATAAGACAATTATATAGTCATAAAAAAAGCCAGTCAACCTAGGACTGGCTTTTTATTTCCAACTTAAATTTATTTTTGTTCTTCACTTAACACATCGTACATTTCAAAACGGCCACCCATTCTTTCGTATACTAGGCCAGCATAAACTTCTGCTTTAGTTGATTCTGTAAACTTTCTCTGTGCTACTCTAGTAGCCCAATCAAACAATGCCTTGTCTAACGGATCGATAGCTTGCTGACCGCCGCTTTCGATAACAAGTTTCATTAGTTCTCTAAAGTTTGACGATGCTTCAACGGATTCGGCAACAACTTTCTTTGAAGTTGAGACAGATTCGTTTTTCTTTCCAAAGT